TTTTGGGAGCCTGTATGAGGTCTGAAGAACTTCTCTGTAGTCTTCATTTAAATGGAGAAATTTTTCCACGTCGGCTCCAGACCACTCATATATGGCTTGGTCGTCGTCTCCCGCGACATACATCCTATCGCAGTCTCCGAACATCTTTTCAACGACGAACCATTGGATCGAGTTCAGGTCTTGCGCTTCATCGATCACGGCCACCTCAACTCCTGCGGACGTCCCCCGATCTAAGAAGATTTCAAGCATGTCAGTAAAGTCCAACAAATTTCTCTTCTCCTTATAAGATTTAAGGACGTCCGAGAATCTCCTCACCTGATACCACGGGAGATCCCAGTCGAAGTTCTGCCACACTTTGTAGAGATCTTTTCTCACGGATCTCGCAAGGTTGTCCAGAAACATCATCCTATCTCCTTCCCTCATCCGGGAGTCATCGTCAATGGACACTTTTCCCGAGATCCTGACTCCAAGCGCTTCTCCTATCTCTTTTAAATGGGACAACTTTATAACTTGATCTCTCCTTGCCCCAATCTGGCGATAACACAGTGAGTGGAGAGTCCTGAAGAATGGAAAATCTTTTTCAGGACGCCCAAGTTTTTTTATGATGCGGTCTTTGGCCTCGTTCACCGCTTTATTGGTGAAGGAGACGAACGCGATTAGGTGCGGCTCCAGGCCGTGCGCAATCTCCTCTTCCACGATTCTAAGAAGCCGCTCCGTCTTCCCAGATCCAGGCCCTCCGAGTATCAGTCTTTTTTGCATAATTTCTCCGTGGGAGAAAATTCAAAGAGGCCGTTGATGAGATCTCGGATAAAGCTTCTAACTTCTTTCGAAGAAAAATATCCGGAGGAAACTTTGATCTTTATCCCATGATTTAAAACTTCTATCTCCCACCTCTTATCTTTTGTCATGCCCGCACGTCCTTTTCTTTAGCAGTTGCTTTTCGCTCAACTGAACCAATTTTCCACAGTCGCAGCGAACGAGGTATCTCATTGGATAGAGGATTGGGTCTTTTCCCAAGACCAAGAGTTGGCCGAGCCTTAAACCCGAGCAGTCTTTCCCGCGATATTTTTTTCGAGTTCGCCCTCCTCTCCTCATGGCGTCCGTCCCTCGGCGGTGCTCTCCCCACAAGGATAGCCGCTTGTTGATGGTGGCGTGGGAGACTCCAATCTTCTCAGAAATCTTCCTGAGAGATTCTCCGCTTCGATAGTCTTCTATTATGGATTCTCTCAACAGGCTCCAATCCCGAGCGTATGACCTCAAAACTCCTCCACCTCTCCGGGAATGTCCGGGACTTCGAACGGCTCAGTTTGAGTCGTGAACGGCGGCATCGACCACGCTCGAAAAAACTTTCCCTTTATTTTAAATGATTCGGTCTTTGCTCCTTTGTCCTGAAGTATGTCCCACGCCTCTCGAGCCGTTATGTTAAACTTCTTCTTCCTCATCCACTCGAGCATATCCATCGCTCGAAAGTAAATTCGATCGTCCCTCCCATACGGCCTGCTTGTCAGCATCTCCTCCGGATTCTTTGCCGGCGGTCTCTCGGTGCAGAACTTCTCCACCATCGCCATAAATTCTCCGCGCTGCCCCGCGTCTTCGGGAGCCTCGATCTCATCCGCCTTATCTAAAAGGTCTCGTATGATCGATCGCCACACCGGCTCGCTGATTCGATTCGGCACGATGTTGTAAGAATCTACGCACACCTTCGTGAACCTGGTCTGGCTCAAAAAATCTTCTGACGACTCCATCTTGATTCTTCTGCCGTCCACGTTCAACACCCACATCGGAGGCCACGTCGTTATCTTCGTCATCCCATCTAAGGTCACTCCCGGATCGTTCCCCGATTTCTTCAGCCCATATTCTCTCTTGGTGCAGATCGATCTGTTGCATGACCCCATTATTGGAGGTTCCTTGCACTTATAAAAATATGTTTTTTTGCCGATGGACTTTATTATCGTCTCCACTTCCTTGTGGCTAAGCGGAGGGATCAAGTACACCTTGTTAAATTCTCTGGCCTTCTCTTCCCACGCATCCCCGTACTTCATCTTACAAAAAATTGACAGATTGTATAAGGCCATATTTCTCGTCCCTTCCGGGAAGCCGGAGATGGCAAGATACTGAAGGCACGGGGGACCGTTCGCTAAATTTTCATCCTCCTTTACCTTAAGCTTTTTTATCACTTCGGCGGTCGTTGCCGCTCCGTCGGCATAGTCTAAAAATTCTGGCGGGCTCAAGTTCCTTCCTTCAACGACCGCGTATCTCGTCGTCCGCTCTCCGCCGAAGTAAGGCATATTGATCCAAGACCCCACGTCATCTTCTCCCGCGATCTCCGACTGCTTCGGATAAATCTCGACGTGGGGATATCCCAAGAAGACGGACCACTCCATCAACTTGTCTCGCACCAAAGACGCGGAGGCCGCCTCCTTTAAAAATAGGTAAAGGTGCGCTCCTCCGCTCTTCGTTCTACAGACGGTTAGCGGGATCTCCGCTTTTCTTATCCTTGATTCTAAGTTGTTTAAATTTAGGTCGTAGACGTCGACGTCTATTGCTCCGAACCACGAGTTTCCCTCATCGTTTATGGGGACTATCCCAAGCCCAGTTTTTCCGGACAAGTGGTCGCTCCAAACGGCGGCGGTGACCGGCTCCTTTAAAGTCTTAGCCTGCCCCCCGATCTTTCCCCGCTTGCTTTTTTTATCGACGACCTGATAGCACCCATGAGCACGCATCAGCCCAAGAAATCTCTGCATGAACCGTTCCGCTAAATTCATGTCGCACGATCCTCTCCGATTCAAATTTTGTTAAAACGGCGCATCTTCATCCGAGCCTGGGATGACTGGTTCTTCTGGCTTGGCCTGACCCGTGCTCACCTGTTTTGCAAATTCTTTTGCTAAGACGTAGATGTCCGCTTCTTTTCCGGAGAGAAGATGGTTCACCTCGATCACAACCCCCATCCACTTTCCCTTATCGTTGCTCTCTTGAACGGTCGTCATCTTGTATGCGTGGGAGTAGGTTGGGGGAGTATATTTCCTGTCGGTCTTACCCTTCAACTTAATCGTCTGCATTAAGGTCATCCAATTTTTGGACTTCTTTATCTGCGTGGAACTGAGCGAAAGGACGACGGTCCTCGGCCCATCCGAAATAAGTTGAATGCAGAAGTGGTAGCGCGTGTCAGCGAGATAGTTTCCGTTGTCAAGAACGAACTTTCCGCTCTGGTTCCTGCTCAACTTCGTCACGTCAACGTCTTGCGGAGAGTAGTCGCCCCGATATCCTCCGCCCTGGTCTCTTGGCACCCACTCAACATACCTGTGCTGATAATAAGCGGGGACAAGGAGCACGCCAACTTTTCCGTCAAACAGTTCCTTCGTCGCAGAATTCATCAGCATCCCAGCCTTTGCCCCCTTCACGTGAGCGGCGTCCCCCTCCGACACTTGGGGAGAATTTGTTTGGAGCACGATCAAAAACGGTATGGCATAAGCGTCCTTGTCCGCCGTCTCAAAACCTTTCCCCGCATCCCGCTCAAAGTCCATCGGGATTGCAGGGAGGCCTGTTCTCGGTTTTTCGGCTGGCAAGTTCGGCCGCCCTTCTTTTCTTTTGCTTCCTTCTGTTCTCATGCGGTCCTCCTTTCCTGTTTAACAGGATGATCCTATCCGTTATGTCTCCACAACCTACGCACCTTTGCCCAGAAAAACTGTCGCCGTATTCATCGATGAAGACCTCCCTTGAGAGAAGGCCGCGACACTTTTTACACCTCATTCTTGCGCCTCGTCACCTTGGTCATAGTTAACTCAAACAGGGAGAACAGCTTTTCCGGAAGAGGCTTTCCCTTCTCGATCTGCTCTCTGCCAAATGCCGACAAAGTCTGCGAAGCTGTGTTCTCAGAAAATTCGGCGACGAATTTCTGCTTGGTTAATTCCTGAAGAAGTTTCCTTGCTCTCTCTTCTTCGCCGCGGCCGAATCGGGCCGTCACCAGAGTCTTGATCAAGGATCCAAACCCGTGCTTTCGCAGCCACTCATAAGCTTTTGCCCGATTCTCCACCTTGATCGAGGTCGTCACCGTTTTCTTCAGCTCGATCTTATCTCCGGAAGAAGTCTTCAGCTCCGTTAACCCAAGCTCCTTCATCAAGTTTGGAAATATCTCTTGCCGAATTTGGTTGAGCTTCTTGTTCTCCGCCTCCAGGTTTTCTTCGAGCTTGAGGATCGCGTCTTCCATGCTGGTTTGAATCTTGATCATCTGAGAAACTCTCTTCAACTGCTCCTCCGTTATCCTAGCCTCTGAATCCGCCTCAAAATCTATCGCCATCTTGCTCACCTCCTTTAAACGTCAATTAAATAAGGATTCTACATCTCCGGAGCATTGGGGTACGGGCCGCTCGTGGGTTTGGCTCCTTCAAAAATTACCTTCTCCTCTCCTGTTGGACTAAACCTCGATTCATCCAACCACTGCCATCATATCCCAGGAATGTAGAGGTTACTTATTCTTGGATCCTTGTACCTGCGCCCATACCTGTCGATCATCCTCAAAGTCTTATCCTTGAAACATACCGATTTCCCGGGAGGGATCGGGCCGCGGCGCTTTTCCCACTCCAAAAAATGAGCGCGGACGTATCCGTGATGATCGGCCCGCAAATGATTTGGCCGAAGAAGAACGAGGCATCCTCCTTTAACGCTTTTCCCGCCTTTCCAACTAATACTATTTTCGCCGCTGATCTTTGCCACGACTTCTGGGCGCTTCATAGGATTATTTTCTCCGCTCAACTTTTCTCTCATTAGTTGCTTCGTTTTTTCAGTGTGATGCTTTCCATACATCGGGTGATTTTTGCCGCTGATCTTTGCCACGACTTCTGGGCGCTTCATCGGATGATTTTCGCCGCTAATCTTTGCCGCTACCTTCGCCGCAACCTCGGGGCGCTTCATCGGATTATTTTCGCCCCTCTGTGCTTCTCTCATCTTTTTCCGAGTCTCTTCAGACGGATTAGATAAACCTTCCCCTCCGTCCGTGCAGTTATAACCACGAGGAGCTTTGCAACTCAACTTCTTGATCCAGGATCTTTCCTTCCGATTAAGTTCCTCCTCCGTTCCCGCGTGGTCGATGATGGACCATTCGAATTCGACTCCACTCCTCATCGCTTTTCGTAAAGCCCTATGAAAATAAACGGAGTTACCTCCATGTGGTCCCTTCTTGCTTTTCGCCCACGCCAAATGCGCCGCGATCCTCCTCCCCAAAAGAAAGGCCGTCTTCCCAACGTATGTTTTCCAGCTGACCTTGTTCACGGCTTTGTAGATTATTCCGTCAATCATCCACGGTCTCCTTTTCTGATAGCATTTTCATAACGCTCACCTCAGACGTGCTGTTCTTCATCTTTCATCCAAAAAAAATGTGGCCTCAATGTCGGCGATCACCAGAGCCTTCAGCAAAGAACATTTATTAAGCGCATCCCTCCACGAGTTGCTCCCGAAATAGAAGTGAACCCCCGGGTCCGACCAGGCCATGTGCCAGCGGATCGCGAGCTTCTCCTCCTCCGTCACTCGCATGTGGTCTTGGAGAATGGACACCGACTTCTCCCCGTGGCCCAGCGGGAATTGATCCTTGATCCCCCACTCCTCCTGCTGCACCCACCTGTCGTTTGGCTTTCTCCACTTCATCTCCTTGACGTAAAAGTTCGCTTTGCACAGGTCGTGAAACAAGGCCGCGATCGCGAAGCTTTCTATTGGCCCTTTGTAGGAAGTTTGCAGCCTCTTCATCACGGCCCACACGTTTAATGAGTGGAGCACCAGACCTCCGACCTTGTCTAAGTGGTGATGCATCGACGCGGGAGCTTCAAAGAAGTCGGTCTTCTCCGACAAGAATCTGAGCATCAACTTTGCTCCGCCCCTCTTCACATTCGCGATCACGGCGTCCTCGAACGCTGGCCTGAGCTTATCGTAGTTCTCAACTCGTTCTATGGCCACATATTTCTCCTTTCACAAAAAATTTAAGAATACAGAAGACCCCAAAAAGAAGGAGGACGGTGGATGAGGCCGATTCAAACTCTTCAGGGCCTCCTGTACTCTTGTTTTCGTTACGCGTGGGTAGCATCCGTCAAGGATACTAGTTTTTGAATCGTTGCTTTTAATGTCGGTGAACACAGATCGTTTCCCTTTCATTACGCGAGGGCCGCGGCCGTCAAGGATCATCCTCGTAGAACCATTGGTATCATTGGCTTCTTTTGAACCTCAGAAAAAATTTGATGTCGATGAACATAAATCTTCGCTCACCTTGTTACGCGTGGGTAGCATCCGTCAAGGATGCTGCCTCCTCTCATCCAACACCTTGTGAGCGGTCGCTCCCGATTTCCGGAGAACCTCGCGGATGCGCTCGTCAACCGTGTCGTATGCCACCAGATCGATGTAGATCACGGGGTGCTTGAGGCCGATCCTGTGCGCGCGGTCCTCGGTCTGATACCTCTCCTCATACGAGAATGAGTTTGAGTAATAGTACACGACCTCGGCTTCAAACAAATCTATCCCGATCCCAGACCTCTGTTGCCCGACCAAAAACCCGCAGGAGGGATCCGCCTGAAATCTTGCGACAGATTCTCTGCGCTCCTTTAAACTTACTCCGCCGTGAAGCTCGACGACGGACCCCGGCCCGCGCGCTTTTTTGAGTCGATCAACGATCGCGCTTATCTCGGCTCGAAACCGAGCCCACACGACCGTCTTCCCAGGATAGTCTTCGATCAAATTTGCGAGGAGATCTAACTTTGGATTTCCTTTTGAGAGCGGCCTCGCATCACCTGGGTCATCGCTCGGATTTTCTAGCGGGAGAAATCCGCCGGCTATCTGCTGGCACCGCAGAAGCCTCGTGATTTGAAGCGGGTTCAGCATCCTAAAATCTTCAAATTCGATGACGCCATCTTTTAAGACTCTGTCGTAAAGCCTCCTCTGTTCTTGGCTCAAATAAATACCATAAACTTTATAGATCTTTTCTGGCAGGTCCATGCACTCCGAC